AAACTCTACTATGTTTTTTTGTTTAAGTACATCATATGCATCGCCTCTTTGAAATAAATCTATGGTTACAGCTTTATAAGGTTCTTCATATACGGAGGACTTTTCCTTTTCCGTACCTGGAAGAAAACCTATATCCCTTGTTGGTACAGCACTTCGAATAATTACTAGCTTTTGAAAATCTCCTTTTGCCATATCATCGAATGCTAGGTAAGATGATATGAATGTTTTTCCTGTTCCTGCAAGTCCATGCAATACTAAGTGGTTTGTTGTCTCAAATGCTTTAAGTTGGTTACGTGTTAAAGGTTCTATCTCTCGCAGTTCAAAATTTACTCCTGCAAGAGTTCTTCTCTTTTTAGCCATATTTATACTTTTCTTATAGTGTCTTTGAGTTTCATCTCTGAATACTCGTACAACATCCAAGGGATACCCCTACGATGCAAAATTCCCGCCCATTGAAGATCATTCATAGGAGGGCGAGGTATCTTAAAAGGGAGATTAAGCCCTTTCACCCATAAAACAGAAGCTCTTTCTTTCTGTTCTATTTTACGAATTTTATAATATTTTAAGGAAAAATTTTCTGTTTTTTCATAAATAAAAGGCTCTCCTTTACTATCTACAAAAGTTTTTTTCTTTTGTTTAATAATACCTAAGAGACTCCCTAGCGAAAGTTTTAAAGGATATAAGTCTCTAAAAGGAGTTTGTAGCCTTCTTCTTCCTAAGGTGTCTCCTGACATATTTTTATCGTCCAGTAATCTATTTTCAACAAACAGTAGGCCGTCTTCTTCGTGCCAATTTGAAGACTCTAATATATATACAGGAAAAGTTACCTTATTAATTTTTTTATATGTAATTACCATACATTTTCTCGAATTTACCACCAGAATAGTCTTCATGGATAATTTCAAAGTCACAACCGACAGGAGTACCTGGAATAGATACGCCTCTATCCATTTGCACATAGGATGCAAGTTTTTCCATATACTCGTCTACTTCTTCATCTGGCACTTCTGCCAAAATCGAGTCATGTACTAATGCAAAGATACGAGCTTTTTTATTGTTAGCTTTAATCCAAGCATTCATGTCTATAGCACCTAATAAGTTAATATCAGAAGCAGCAGACTGCACTAGAAAGTTAAGACCAGACCTAACACTACTAGCTGCAATACCTCTATCTGTTGATGCAACATTTGGTAATCTCCTTTTTCTACCGAAGTAGCTGTAAATAAATCCATTCTGTTGGATGTATTTTTGGTTATCTTCAATCCACGACTTCAACCCCATGAACTCTTTAAAGTAGTCGTCAATAACCTCTTGTGCTTCTTGCCTGCTGAAATAGGTTCCTGAGTCTTTTGTAACTTGTTCACTAATCTTATTTGCACCTGCTCCATACATAATACCAAAGGTTACAGCTTTTGCTGCTTGTCTCCGCATACTGTATAGCTCTGCTACTTCACCTACTTCACAAGGTAGTTTAAATACTTTGTGTGCAATCGCGGAGTGAAAGTTACCTCCTGAACGAAATACGTCCATAAGTGCTTTGTCTTTTGCAAGGACTGCTGCAACATACACTTCGGCAGTTGTTAAGTCCATTGCAACGATTTTGTGTCCAGGTGCTGCTTTAATACAACCTTTTACAATAGGGTTATCCCTAGGAAGTTGTTGCATATTGAGTTTGCCAGAAGAACTAAGCCTGCCGCTAGTAGTACTGTGGAGGTTAAAACCTGTACGTAGTCTACTATCTCGATCCAACTGTGGTAAGATTTTGTCCAGATAAGTATTTTTAATCTTGGACTTTTGTCTGATTTGGAGAATGAGTTCTGGGATATGCGATTGTTTTGTAAGTTCTCCAAGAACCTCCGCGTCTGTACTATGTGCTCCAGTGCCTGTTTTCTTACCAGTTGGAGTAAGACCCACGAAGTCAAACAGCAAATTACGAAGTTGCACAGTAGAATTAGGATTAAAGTCTTTTCCATTTATTTCTTCAAATTTACGAATGGCAGGGTCTTTATACATTTCTGCTACAGCTTCATCTATCTGTTCTTGCATAAGAGACTGAGACTTTACTAAACGCAGTTTGTCGAAAGGCACACCATTGTCTTGAACGTCAGTCAAAAACCGGCATCCGGGAATTAATATGTTATCGTATACCTTAGCTAAACGCTTGTTCTGTTTAATCTTTACGAACTTCTCGTAAAGAAGAAACGTACACGCAGCGTCCATGCCCGCATATAATTTCATAATGTCAAAGGGAATATCTCCCCAGTTAAAATCACCTTTAAGAATACCATGCTGTTTACGATAGTTATCTATCCAATCGTACATGGGTTTCTCGTAATCTCCGTAGATTGTATACTTCATAGATAACTGTTTGAGTCCGTGAGTACCGGGATTCTCATCAATCAAATAGTGCAATAACATTGTATCTTCAAAACTAGGAAACTTAAAATTAAAGTGGTACTCAAAGAATGCCATGTCAAACTTTGCATTATGAAATACTACTGTTTTTTCGTTAAACAACTGTTGCAGCAGTGACTCTGTTTCTTCATCGAAACATTCCGTATCTATATAAGCTCCTCGATCAGCCTCATAGCTAAGACTAATACCAAGCATGTGCCCATCGCGTGGATATAATCCGGTTGTCTCCGAGTCAAGAGCAACATAAGGCAGAGGGGCAGAAATTGCAGCACGAATAAAGTCATTTGCTTCCTTCGTATCTTGTATACCCCAAGCATTGTACTCTGTAATTACTGTGTCTTGTTTATCACCAGTAATATACTCTGTAATACTTTGCTTTGAGTCATCCCATGTGCGCTGAGCTTCCGGCTTAAACGCTAACATAGCAGGGTTAATTACAGGCAAGAACTTTTCCTCTACTTTCTTGCCTGAGTATTCTGTTACCGAATTAATCGGTGTAAAGTATTTCAAAGCATCACTACCGACGAGAATAACCCAGTCGTAGTCGTCTGTATTGATTTCGATATCACAGTCTCGCTTTAGTACTTTCTTAATGTTTGGGTCGGAGCAGAGCTGAAATTGATCAAACTCGAACTCATCGAACTCTTTTTTAAAATTTGTTCTACTTGGTTTAGTTTCTACTAATGCAACTTTAGGCATATATTTTACTCTTTAGTGTTTGTACTGATTTTAGGGGTAAGGCTCCAGGATCTGTATTCTTGAGACTTACATTTCTTGTGGTCAAACCTATTCGTTCAACCATCTCTTTTACAATCTTTGCAGCATCTTGTCCTGCATCATCTCCATCGAAGAAAACTACTACTTCTTCCACACCTTGTATGGAAAGCATTTGGAGCTTATCTTCATTTATATTCTTTGTACCAAAGCAACAAATTGCGTTGGTTAGTCCTTTATCATGAAGGTTTATCATATCAAATATACCTTCTACTAGAATAACAGAACCTTGTATCGGTTCTACTACAGGGAATAAAGGCATCTTCGCACCCGCAGGCGAGATCATATACTTAGGCGTTCCGCCCGTAGTATGACGACCGTTGAATGCTACAATGCGACCTGATATATCTCGTACTGGAAATACAATACGACCAATATAATCAGGGTCGTGGTGTTGAAACGCTTCAAATCTTTTGTACGTCTCGGGTTTAATATCTCTCCAATTACCTGCATAGTTGGAGAGATTTCGGGGAAACGACAAACCTACACTTTCAGACCTTTTCTCTCTAATATTTTTCTTGAGTAATTCTCGTCTTACTTGTAAGTGGTTTGCTTTCTCCCCGAAATGCGCGAAAATGTTCCCCTTGAATCCACAAGAGAAACACTGAAATATTCCTGTTATACGATCAATACGCATACTAGGGTTACGGTCAGGGTGCTCAGGGTTTAGACAACTGACTAAGCAGTCGCCTCCCTTTGGTATAAAATATACTTGTCTAGAAGTTAATAGTTCTTCTACTGTCACCGACCAATATCCTTAACACTGTTTCGATTAATAACTTGGTATGCACCTTTGTTATACGCAGGAGCAACCGTAAAATTTTTAGACTCTTCTACTTTGTAAGAATTATCTGGAGCAGAAGTATAAGTACCCTTTGCCTCTGCAGAAGGGTAGTGAGGGGTTTCTCGTCTATAAGAAGTCCTTGTCTCTAGTTCTTTGAACTCAGGTCTATATCGCTTTGCTTTGGGCAAAGGCTTACGCTTTCT